TTATTCTCTACTGGCGTTCCCGATGTTACCCTTCCGTAGAAACTTAGGGTATAGTGTTGTCCTGCTTGCAACGGATAGCATGTTTGCTTTGGTACAATATCACCTTTAGTATAGACACCATAACCACCCCATTCTGCCACAAACTGCACACCGCTCGAAAAACCTTGCGGAAGGTCTGTTGTAATATGTTCTACCGTATTGTAGATATAGTTCCAGCCGTAATAATGCTTGTAATTCTCATTCGAGAAGTCAGAGTTCAGTAATAAGTTTCTGCCACCAACCTCTAAGTTGTTCACAGCAGCCGTAATGCTTTTGCCTACCTCCACGTAGGTATTTCCATTCCACAGCATGAACGTGCCTCTAAGATAGACATTATCACCATATAGACCATAACCTCTTAATTGTCCCAAAGCAGCGTCGTTAATATCTCCCAGATAACCAAGTCGTGTTCTAAGGCAACCTGCGAAAGAACGGCTATTGATGCCGCTCAATACGGATATAATAGGTTCGCCCGTTGCCTCTTGTGCAGCACTGATAAGTATTGCCGCCTGCCGTGTCGTATCTGTAACATTTCCGCAAAGGACTACTTCATCGCCGGCTGCCGGAACTCCGCTATATAACCCTTCATCTGAAGTTGACACATAAGCATAGCCTCTGACAACGGTCACTACCTTCACCCAGTAGTGCTTCAGCGACTTGCCCGTGAACTTCTGGCAGCGGATGAGGTCGCCCATCACGAACGGGCATTCATCCTCAAACGACATCTTATAATACGTCTCCACTTCCACAGGTTCCTCTTCCACAGGCTCTGGCTCAATATCATCAGCACTCAGAGCCTTTTTGTAAGTGGCGATACCATCGCCACCCACAATCTCTTCCACGACCTCCTCCGGTTGCTCTTCCGCTCCATTGATATAGTCCACAATCTCCACGGCCTTTACCTTTCCGTTCGCCTTACTCACGACCACTTGACCGCCGACAGCTCTCAGCCGGTCAATCAGCAGCTCATACACCCGCAGCGTTCCTCTTACCGTCAGCGTGTCGCTCTCGATGTTCCATTCCCCATTCCCGTCTTGGTAGATGCGCACGCCTTGCCCGCCAAACCCACCAATGAAGCCCGATGACTGCAACAGCGAACGGATGACCAAGCTCTCCAGCTCACCATTACCTCTTTCGTCTATCTGTGCCCCGCTGTTCTTTGTTCCGGAAATAAAGTTTGCACCAATCTGCAAGCCTTTCTCGAAAAGACTCTTAATCTTTGAAACAAAGCCTTTTGTAAAAGTAATCAACCCTTGCACAACATCATCACTTTTCTTGCTGATAAACTCCTGCTGACTCCTGCGTGCTGATAATATATTGTTGTCGGTCAGCGGTGTTGAATCCGTACTTCGAACCACATCTGGAATATTCGATACTGACTCCTTTACATACACACGTACATTCTGAATACTGTCGGTAATCTTTGTCATCGTCCCTGATGAGAGGGCATCGCTAATCTCCAAATCCATCTGACTTGGGAGATTGACATTGCGGGTAATCCTGGTGATACGACTGGTCCGATAGCCTGTCGCAGGAAAATATTCGTTGCTTTCCAGGCGCACGCGGCGACCGATCAATAGTTCTTCTTGGGATTCTTCCACCCATGTATGGTCTGTCGGACATTTATACACCGACACATCCACAGCGTGCTTCTGGTTGTAGGCTTCCACCGCCTCGAGAAACTCCTGCTCAGCAAGCGTATAATATTCATCGGGCATGCGGATGTTCCACAGAATATAGTCATCTCCGACTTGAGGTATCAGCGTATTGCCTGGAACTTGTATATCATTGTCATAGGGCCAGACTGTGATAATCTCAAACTCTTGCGTATCACTGTGATAGTTCACCTCGAAGTCGCGCCCATTCAACTCACCAGATTGAAACACCACATGCTTCACCAAACCTCCTATCTCGTAGTCATTGGGATCGAACGGTAGCGCAGCGTCTTTGAAATAATAGATTGTGAACGGTTCTCCGTCTGGATTAGTCACTTCTTCATGGCGCACACTACTCACATGTCCTATTCTGCGAGGGTAGATGTGCGAAAAAGCCTGCTCCTCATAGTGGTGGATGACACCATACTCCGCTGTATTCATATCCACGAACTTACGACCTTCTGGAAGCTGCAGACGAACATGACCGTAGCGTTCCCGATCAATATTCCTGCTGCTGCCGATAGGAAACAATCGGGTATAGAACTTGACACCGTCGGCATTGTCTCTCTCCAGTGCAGTAATCTCGTGGCCATAACGCAGTATCAGTTCTTCACCTTGCTCACAGCGGCACAGATTGACGGTTGTTCCATCTATCCACCATTCAGTCTCGGCAACAGTGGCCACCTTCCCCAATCCTTCGTCGCAATAGGTACCTTCGTAGTCCACCGTCAGGTTCGCTGTATCAATCACGGCGCCAACCTTCCAATCCTGGCATCCCATGCCCTCATTGATACTCCGCACGATAAGACGCACATGTTCAATGGCGGGAGCTGTCAGGGCGAAAACTGCCTCTGGGGCACCATCGGTGTTATGGATAACAAGAAAGCGCTTGATCATACTCTCAATGCCGAACAGTTGGATGTCATACGCCCATTCCATACTGCTCTTTTCTTTCGGACGGTACTGACCTGTCATCCAGTATCGCTCGCCTTCGAAATCGACATAGTCGTTCACGTCCAACGCCACATATTCTGGCAGCGTGAACGATAACGACAGATTGTTGTCACCCTGCAGAACCTTGTCCTGCTGGCTGTTGCTTTCTGGCTCTACCGTACAGCGTACAGCACCGGTCTTATCATAAATGGTAAGCATATCTATTTTTATTATCAATTACAGCAGAGGGGTGGGCTCTCGGAATTTTACCTTGAATGCGCCGGCCTGCCTACCTTCATTCCATAGGTTACTAATAGACGTGAAACCGCTTGGAAACTGGTCTGCATAGACGTGGATGTTCAATCCGAACAACGGAAATCCAATTTCCAACCATCCATTGTTGCCTTTTTTGAGAAGCTCAATAAACGAGAGGTACTTGTCTACAAATCCTCCAGCTGTCTCGTCGGTGATGCAAAAGTGCAGAGTAATATCACGCCCTTCACTCTTCGGCGTCAGTTGCTGGCTGTAATGCTCTCCGTCCTGTTCCCTGATATTCACAGCCACGTGGGGCTTCATCTTCGCAGGGGCGAGCAGTGAGTTGATGTTCTCATAACTGCCATTGCGGTCTGCCCTTAGGAAAGCCCCATACTCTTTCCAAATATCCTTTCCGTTGATAAAACATTGTCCTTCTAATACATGTGCCATAGTTCACCTCACTTTCATTCCATCACGTTTTATTTCTCTTATATACTCAGCTATCGCCTTCAACTCTCGGCAGTAGCTGGTGTTATCTTCTATCTGTGCCAGCCTGTCGGCAGCCACAGACCAGTAGTCGGCGATGCGGCCCAGCAGGCTATCCATGCTTGCCCAGTGTATCTGTCCGCTGGTAAACAATCCCTCGAGTTTCGTTCCCTGATCCTGCGTCATTGTTGTAAAGGCTCCAGCTTTTCCGCTCTGTGTTACACCCTCGAGGTCAGGATTGATTCCTGCAGCACCGTAGGCAGCATCTCTGGCGGCAGACATCTCTTTGTAATATTGCTCATACAATGACCGTAGTTCAGTGGCTTCAGCCTGAGTAAGACCGCCACGCATATACTCAGCGAACTTCTCATACCAGTCTTCCAGTTCGTCGTAGTAGTCACCACTAGACAAGCTGCGGGAAATAGCTGCCTTAAACATGTCATCAACGCTGGCCAATGCATCAGCAGTTCCTTTTTTATAATCCAGAAGCAGTGAGTCCATCGAACTGCGCACATTGTCGAACGAGGTTGCCGTGATACTTTCGCGCCAGGCATCCTGCAAATCTTTCAACTCTTTATAATCGTCAATGTATTCTTCAAGGTAGGGCATTGCCCTTTCGCTGTACCTGCCTGCTGTCGTTATCACCTGCCAGATATCGCTCAATTCCTGTAACTGCGACAAATCTTCTGAACTGAGTTTCCAGATGTCACCTGCCCCCTTGATACTAACTTTATGACCGGTATTCTCATATATCTTCTTTTCCATACGGACAAAGTCCGCTTTCTTCAAATTGTCGTAAATATACTTATTGTTGCTGCTGTGGGAAGCATGGTATCCCATGATAGCCTGCAATGCCTTTTGGTTGTTTTTCGTCTGTTCCTGCATAGCCTTATAGGCTTGCTCATAGATTGCGGTAGATTTATCACCACCTGTCTTCTCCATACGCTCCCTTAAGTGGTCGATAGCATTACGTAGGGCTTCGTTCGAAGCGCTCAGACGTGCCAGAAGGGCATTCACTTCCTTAGCATTTCCGTTAGCACCGAACACACTGCTAAATCCACCGAAACTGATGGTGTCAAGCAGATTGCCGATACCGTCTTTCATCGACTTGAGAGGCTTTAAAATGATATCTCCGCTGAAAACATCTCCAACGATACCGTTGATAGCTCCCCAAATCAAATCGCTCAGATTAGCAAGGATGCCACCGAGACCATCCTTCAGCAAGTCAAGAAGTCCCAGAGCAGCACCAACAATCTCGCCAGTAGCACCACCGAAAGCATCGGCAATACCTGTTCCGATGACTTTCTGTACTTGCTTGTTGTTCAATAGTGTTTTCAAACCTTCAAATGCTCCCTGAAGACTGCCGCTTGCAAGGTTTTGCAAGGCTTCCGCTGTAGCATTGATTACGTTGACTGCTTTCTTACCGGCGGTGTCCAGCATTGCTCCAGTGATATTAGCATGGTTGGCTGCATCCTTCGTAGCAGTAGCTGCTGCTTCGGCTTCTGCTCGCGCTGCCTCTTCCTGAGATTTCGCATGAGCAATGGCGGCTTGGTCACCGTCCTTTTCGGCTTTCTCACGAGCTTCGATAGCCTTACGCAGTTTCTCACTGCTTTCTTGCTCGGCATTTTTTGCGGAAACGAGCTGCTGCACGGCTGACTGGTATTCGCTCGTCAGCTGACCGATTTTTCGGAAGTTGACGTCTTCCCAATCGGTACCGCTCTTGCTGCGTAACTGCAACATGGCTTCCGTCAGTTGCTTCTGACTCTCTGCAGGCAGCTTCCGGAATGTGTCACTCTTCATGTAACTGTCCAGTTTCTGCAGAAGCTGCTCGGTCTCACCACGGAAAGCGGCACCGAAATCACCCCATACACTGGCCCAGTCTATATCCTCCATCAATACCCTCATGTCAAGGTCACGCTGTGCCTTCTCACCTTCAGCAGTCAACTTCATGCGCTCACCTTCATTCTGCGCATTCTTAATCTTCTCGGCATATTCTTCCGCAATAGCGAGTTTCTGTTGCTGATAGGTTCCGTACTCTTTCAGGTAGTCGTTCATTGCCTGGCGTTCTGCCTTGCTTTGCTCCTCAATCTTACGGGTATAATTCTTTAATGCGGCCACTTCTTTGGCTACACGGTTCTCTTCTTCTTTAGCGGTATAGGCAA